GGAATGATATTGATAAAATGGAAGAGATTGTTGAAGATAGAAAGCAGCCATTAATTATCAAAGTGGTTGCAAGGGCTTTCATTAAAGCTTCAGAGAAAGGTGATTTCAGGTACATCTCGGAAATACTTTCCCACGTAATAGGCAAGCCCAAAGAAACAGTTGAGGCAACAATCACAAAGAAGTCTTACAAGATTACGCTAAACATAAACAAGAGTGATCGACCCGATTGAAATAGACTACAATAGGCCACACGTTTCGGATTATCAGCGCAAGATACTAGACAGCGAGGCAAGGTACACAGTTGTAGAGGCTTCAACCAAAACAGGCAAAACGGCATCTCATATTGTTTGGTTATTAGAGCAAGCCTTAAATCCAGCGTTAAAAGAAAACGATTCGGTATGGTGGGTTGCTCCCGTTTACGCACAGGCAGAAATTGCCTACAAGCGTATGAAAACCCAGATGCCTGATAAGGACTTCTTTAAGACCAATGAAGGGAAATTAACTCTTACTCTACCAACGGGGGTCCACATACAGTTCAAATCAGCAGACAAACCAGACAACCTTTATGGTGATGATGTTTACGCTGCTGTTTTTGATGAGTTTACCAGGGCTAAAGAGGAAGCATGGTTCGCACTTAGAACTACCTTAACAGCAACGCAGGGGAAATGTAAGTTCATTGGCAATGTTAAAGGCAAAAAGAATTGGGGCTATAGGTTATCTCAGGAAGCCAAATCCGGCAAAGAGGGCTATGAGTATTTTAAAATAACAGCTTATGATGCAGCCGAGGCGGGGTTTATTACATTTGAAGAAATAGAGTCCGCTAAAAGGGATTTGCCGGATTTAGTATTTAAAGAGCTGTACCTGGCTGAGGCTTCTGAAGATGGGACAAACCCATTTGGTCAAAAGTTTATAAATATGTGTACGCAGCCAATGAGTTCATTGCCGCCAATATGCTACGGGATTGACCTGGCTAACTCAGTTGATTATGCCGTAATTATAGGGCTGGATGCTTTGGGGCAAACTTGTTATTTTGACAGGTTCAGAAAAATAGGGTGGGGTAATACAAAGGAAAGAATAATAAGACTTCCTAAATTGTCAATGAGAATAGACTCTACAGGCGTTGGTGATCCTATCGTAGAAGATATTGAAGCTCTTAACCCACTAGCGAAAGGGTTTAAATTCACACCAATATCTAAACAGCAGATAATAGAAGCTCTGGCAATGGCTATTCAACAAAGAAAGACAACCTTCCCCGAGTATCCTAAAGGCACAATACCGGAAAATGATCCAGGCAATATAAAGTTTGAACTAGAGAACTTTGAGTTTGAATACACGAGAACAGGCGTAAGATACACCGCCCCTGCGGGTATGCACGATGACTGCGTATGTGCTTTAGCGTTAGCCTGGGACGTTCACAAGGGTGCTAGTCAGTCAGGGGCTTATTCGTGGGTGTGAGGGCTTCCCGTATTCTGACTAGAAAAATCATTTCCTCATTAGGTATAAATCTTCCTTCTTGATAATCTGCGTCTGCTTTATCTTCAAAGTAATCTTCTAATTCTTCGAGAAGTTCTATTAGCTCAGTTGGGCGTAGATATATTTTATCCATTCGTTAAAATCTTTAGGGGGGTTATCGGGGTAAGTGGTTTTGACTGTCATAGTTGGTTATTTAATACATCAAAAATATAAAAGGGTTCTGAATACTGCAAACTTTTGGAGAACTTTCTTTACTAAGTAAAATTACGGTGCGGACAACGCTTCAAACGTGCCATATATAGTTATGAAAACCTTCGAGAAGTTGACCCTTTGGGAGTATCAGGAGCTTTATAAGATACACAATACTAAGGCCGAAACGGATGAAGAAATCTTAGACAGAGCTATTGAAACTCTTTCCATCCTGGAAGGGAAATCCCGTCAGGAGATTGAGGACCGACCTTATGCCGAGCTTTTGCAGAAGTCTAAGGATGTTTCCATTTTGTTCTCTGTTGCGCCCAATTTAGGCAAGCCAAGCCCTTATCTAAGGATCGGGGGGCAACTATACAAGGTTTGTTTAAACCCCCGCAAATTGACCACAGGGCAGTTCACAGACGTTCAGGGGTTCCTTAAACGTGGACGGGTAGAGAACCTTCACAAAGTCATTGCCTCAATCGTCAGGCCAGTAAGTGGGTTCTTTAGGAAGGAAGGAAAGTACGATGCAGAAAACCACGAGGTCATTGCCGAAGAAATCTTAGACGTGAACATAATGAAGATTCTAGCCATCTCGGGTTTTTTTTTGCGTCTTTGGAACAGTTGTATAAAAGCTTTGGTTCCATATTTAGAAAAGCAGATCCGGGAGACGACGAGCCTATCGGAGACGGATTTACGGACAATTATGGATGGATATACACAGCTCACCAGGTTAGAGAATCACATGGGGTCGGAATAAATGAAGTCTATGAGATGCCGTGTATGGAGTTTTTGAATGAAGTGGTTTATTTAAAAGAATATGGGGATCACATAAAACGAATAACAAAAAATGCCAGGAATACAGAATTCTAAAAGTACACTTGACTTCTTAGGGGCTTTAGGGACTAAGAGGGGTGATGTAGTTATTGAAAAGTCAGCACAAGGATTAGTCAAGCTGGCTGCATTCTTAATCGAGAAAGCTTCCAGTAACCTTGAACGTAAAAGGAATGTAGCTACCGGGGACACTATTTCTTCAATGCAGATAGTCAACCTGGATTTCACCGGGGCTAAGTTAAGCGTAGATGTTCAGATACTTAGTACTTATAAATTTCTTGACAAGGGAGTTAAGGGGACAGAAGGGGGAACAGGTAAGTACAAGTTTAAAACCCCCCATCCTTCTAAAAGAATGGCTAATGCTATAGATAGTTGGTTAAGGACAAGAGGGATCAGGGGAACGCTGGCTAAGAAGTATAAGCCTTATGCAACAGCGAAAGCCGGGGTTGAACAAAAGGACGTTAGGATAGATCAGAATAAAAAAGGGTTGGCATATGCCGTAGCTACTTCCATCAAGAAAAAAGGAATAAGGCCTACTTTCTTTTTTACAAATGCAGTTAAGGACACTCAAAAGCAAGCCAAGAAGATAATTGGGCAAGGCTTTAAGCTGGATATTATTCAAAATCTCAAATTGAATTAATGGAAGTATTGTTTACGCCATCCAACGGAAGATACAGCGTTCACGACGATTTGATTTATACGGTCAGGGATTTAGTCAAAGCTAATGATCCGGGGACTTATCCTGATTACAGATATATCGCTGACGTTTACAATGGAGCTGACTTAGTGGCAAGATTAAAAGCCTACCCACAGCCAGACACTAAAGTAGGGGTTTTCAATATCTCAAATATATTGAGAAACTACCTTACCCCGGTTTTCAACCCTACTCCAAATACGTTTAATGCTCAAACACTGACCACAGGGGACTGGAACGTATCAGGGACGGTAATCTTCGGGGAAGAGTATGATTTTGTCCAGTACTTAAATGTTTCAGGAACCACAGGGCTTTTGTTTTATGGTCATTACAACGGCAGGAAGATAGGTGTGGTTACCAACTTAGAAGCGGAGGCAGATTTTGAAAGTGTCAGACCAAGAACAACGTTTGTATATAGGAATACAGATAACTGTTTTATTCCTTACTTAAATGTGAGCTTGTCAAATACGGTATCGGTCACAATCACTCTTTATAATTCAAGCGGGGGTGTTATAGCCACCAAAACAGCGAGTGAGACGATTCCGGTGGTTGCATCAATGGGGTTAATAAATATCGGGATCGCAGGGGTAAATGCGTTTATGAGTCCTGACTTCGTTACCGAGGGTACAGCTTATTACACGGTGACTTTAGACAGTGTGGGAGAACCGGCACAAACTATCCTTATTAATGTTTTGTGTGAAGATAAACACGACGTTTATACGTTGCACTTTATGAACCGTTTCGGAGGATTTGAAACAATGTCGTTTTCTAAGGTGTCCAGGCAAAGCGTGAATATAGAGAAGTCAGAATTTGGCAAACTGCCATATACATTAAATGCAGGTGTCCCTGAGTACTACACTTCAAATAAAGTATATAACGAAACCCGGTCTGTTTTCGCTTCTCAGTTTACTGAAAAGATGACGCTTAATACTGATCTATTAAACGATGATCATTATGTATGGTTGAGGGATTTGGTTCTTTCCCCGATGGTGTTTATGGAATTTGAAAGTGGGAGTGATGTGTATTTCGTTCCGGTGAATATCATAGCAACGGATTATGAGATGAAGAAAAGTGTGAATGATAAGGTAAGCAACCTGACTTTAGAAGTAGAATTCGGGGATAGATTCGCAGCACAATTTAGATAAGTTCACTAAATGAGGACACAGCTATTCATAGAAAATTACGAGGCAGATGTAAGTGAGGATATTTCTACTCTGCTCACATTTGAATTAGACGACGTTAAAGACTTCTCTTCAAGGTCAACAACGTGGAGCAAAACTGTTGTCCTTCCGGGTACAGCAAGAAACAATGATTTATTTGGGAACATCTTTCAAGTAGGGCAAAGCAACGAACATAATCCGGGTTTGGATAATATCGGGTATAATTATAACGCAAGTAAAGCTGCGGATTGTATAATCTTTCAGGATCAACTTCAGACTTTCAAAGGTTTTTTAAGGTTAATGCAGATCAACTCTTTTAAGGGAAAGATCGAATATGAGGTAGCAATGTTTGGTGAAATTCACGGCTTAAATGTTGCTTTATCAGGTTCTCTATTAGAAAACCTGGATTTCTCAGCTTATGACCATGCATGGAACGAAACCAATATTGTGAACAGTTGGGATAATGTTTCTGGGGTTAGTTACTACTATCCTTTAATAGATCACGGGAATTATTCTTTGCTTAAAGCAGACTGGGATTTCAGAACGTTCAGACCTGCCCTGTATGCCAAAGAATATATTGATAAGATGTTTACCGAAGCGGGGTTCAGGTATGAGTGTGATCTTTTTGATACAGCCAGGTTCAAGAGTCTTATAATTCCTTACAACAGAAAGCAATTACTTAGTTCTAATTCTAACATCTACAACGCAAGCGGTACAACATCTCAACCAAGTTTAGGTTTTTTGCTACTCGAGTTTGAGGATCAGGCTGGCAGTGGGTTTACTACTTCAGACGAGCATATTTTCACATTTGCAGCGGTAAGCCCTGGTACGATCACAATAGACTGGAGTATCCTGGCAAGCACAGGAAACGGAACGGGTTACCAGCTTTTATTTAAAGTAAATAACATAACACATACCACTCAAACGATTTTTGGGGCATTTGAAGGGGACCCGGCGGTTAATTCTGTTTCTGTTACTCTAAGCCCGGGTGATAATATAAGGTGGATTTTAGACTCAATTTTACCAACTACTTTAACAGCTACAGAGGTTTCATTTAGCGCGACAGCAGCAGCCGGATTACTTGTAGAGCTGGGTTATGGGGAGACCGTTCAAATGAATGACTGCATTCCTAAGAATATAAGGCAGGTAGATTTCTTTTTGTCAATTATCAAGTTGTTCAATCTTTACGTTTACGAGCACCGTCAAGACCCACGATTAATTTTAATTACTCCTTATGTAGATTTTTATTCAACGGACTCAGCGGATTCAGTGGACTGGACTTATAAATTAAACAGGGATAAGACAGTTAAAGTAAGGCCAATGAGTGAATTAAACTCTAAAAAGTATGAATTCAAATATAAGCCAGATACAGACTATTACAATGATTTATACCGCAAAAGATACGGTCAGGGGTATGGTGATTATATCTTTGATTCTGCCTTTGAATTTGCTGAACAGACAAACTCTCTTGAATTAATCTTCAGTGCTACTGTTTTAGTTGGATGGGGCGGGGAAGATAAAATATTTTCTACAATCTTCAAGTTATCTAACCAGCAGGAAGAAAGCATTGATTATAATATCAGAATCTTACAGGCAAAGAAGATAGAAGGTGTTACAAGTTGGGATTTGTTAGATGATGTTACTGTTCTTACCTCTTTAACGAAATATGGCTATGCAGGACACTTAAATGATCCCGATGCACCGAGTAATGATTTAAACTTTGGCGTATTGGCGGAGTTGTTCTTTACGCTTGTGAGTGGTGATTTAACGGTTACTCAATTCAATGTTTATTGGAGTGCTTACATGGCTGAGATTACGGACAAGGACTCTAAGTTGTTAGAAGCTTTCTTTTATCTGACCAATTTAGATATTATGAATTTAGACTTTTCAAAAAAGATATTTATTGATAGTGTTTTGTTTAGATTGAACAAGATTAAAGATTTTAATGTATCAAATCCGACTGATAGTGAGATAGAGTTACTGAAGGTGAATTTTTTGGTTTATTAAAAAAGAAAAAATATCTATTATGGCAAGGGAATTAAAAGAAAGAATAAAACTTTATGTTTTTGGGAGGCCAAAAGATACCTTGAAGTATATGCACGTTCAAGAGATGGTGATTGCTGCTTCGTCTGAAGATCAGGCATTAGAAATAGTTAGTTGCAGAGATGATAATGAGGATTGTCGTTTAAAAAAGGTAATCGAAATATCACAATTAACTGACGGATATATTATTCTTTGATTGTGAACTACCTAATTTATTAGAATGAACTATATAAGATTATTTTATGCAGATGTTACAATAGGGGCTAAACTAACTCTTGACGCAGGTCAGGCGACTACCTCTGTTAAGAGTTTTAAGAGTGAACTTAAAGACGCTTCACAGGAGTTATTGAAAATTTCTGCTCAATTCGGTGCAACGTCAAAAGAAGCAGCCGCAGCAGCTAAAAGGGTTGCCGAAATGAGGGATGCTGTTGGTGATGCAAAAAGTTTGGTCGATGCGTTTAACCCAGATACAAAGTTTCGTGCATTTGGTGCGTCGATAAATACAGTTGTTGGGGGATTCACGGCTTTACAAGGTGTGTTAGGGTTGGTAGGTGTAGAAAGTGAGGAGGTTCAAAAGACTTTATTAAAGGTTCAGTCTGCTTTAGCGTTTAGTCAAGGCATCTCACAACTTCAGGAAGGGGTACAAACATTTAAAAACCTTTCGGCAGTCATTCAGCAGACGGCTATTTTCCAGAAAGCGAATGCAGCAGCAACGGCACTTGCTGCGGGCGCAATGCGTCTTTTGGGGATCAGCACCACGCAAACGGGTGTGGCATTTAATGTTTTAAAGGGTGCTATTATTGCCACAGGTATAGGTGCATTGGTTGTTGCTATTGGTTTTGTAGTTTCTAAGGTGATTGAGTGGACGGATGCTACAAATAAACAAGCGAAAGCGCAGGAAAAATTAAAAGAGCAAACAGATTTTCTCAATGCTTCATTAAACAGGCAATTAGATTTTTTAGACAGAAGGGCAAAGTTAGAAAGATTAAGGGCGGAGGCTCGTGGCGATTCTGAGGAACAACTTGCTAAACTAGATGAAGCGGCATCTAAGCGTAGAGTAAAAGCTGCTGAATCGGAATTACGGTTTGCCAGAGAATCCGGGGCTGATACAAAAGCATTACAAGCAACTTTCAATCAAGAGACTGAACGGGAAGAAATAAGATTTTTAGAAGATAAAATAAAAAGAAACAAAGAAGCGGAAGAGCAGCGACTTAAGGATGCAGAAAAGAATAGGCGGGATCTTGAAAGAATTGAAAAGGAGCATCAGCAAAAGATGGAAGAACTCAGGCGAATTGGTCTTGTTAATCTTGCTGAAGGAATAAAAGAATTTGATAAAAACAGAATTGAGCAGGAAGATGCAGCCAGAAAACAAAGGGAAGCCACAGATACAAGTTTATTAGTAAATGCGGGTGCTATTGCAGCACATTTGCAAAACTTACAGAAAGACACAACGCTAACGCAAAAAGAACAAAGTGAACTAAGACAAGCAATAGACCAAGCTGAATTTGACAACAAACAAAAATTAGCACAGGCAACCGCTTCTATACTTAGTGCTTTGTCTCAGTTAATAGGGCAACAAACTGTTGCCGGCAAAGTTCTGGCTGTAGCCGGTGCAACTATTGACACTTACGCAGCCGTTGCCGCAGTTCTTAAAAATGCTGCTAAAACTCCAGCAGGGGGAATACCAGGTTATGCGATTGCGCAAGCTGTTTCAGTGGGTTTGTTTGGGTTGCTTAATGTTAAAAAGATAATAGCTACAAAAGTTCCCGGTGCGGGGGGTGGTGGCCAGGCTCCAAACTTAGCGGTTCAATCTCCACTTACGCCGCAACGTCCACAAAACACAACTACACAATTAGACCAAACTTCTTTAAATGCTATTGGCAACGCAACCACAAGGGCTTATGTTTTGGAGTCAGATGTAAGCGGTAACCAGGAAAGAGTTAGACGGTTGAACAGAGCTGCACGAATCGGGTAAACCGGACAAACAGGGCAAACAAGGCATTTATCCTTGTATGAACAAATTGCCCGTTTTTGAAATGGTGATCGAAGACGATCTCGCAAGTGATGTAGAAGTACAGCAAATCGCATTTGTGGACAAACCAGCAATTGAAAAGAACTTTCTGGCTTTTGGTGTTAAGCTTCATTTCGCCACTGATCCACAAAGACAAATAGTAAGTGGTCCCGCAATGGTTCCTGATACACTTATCTACAGAAAGGATCAGGCCGGGGAGTACAATGTTTTTTTCTCCAAAGAAACGATAGAAAAGATTGCTTTGAAATTCTTCAAAAAGGATTATCAAAAGAATCTAAATCTCTTCCATGACCCCAATCTCCCAATTCAAGGTGTAACCATTTTTGAAAGTTTTGTTTCCGACAAGGCAAGGGGAATTCAGCCAATGAAAGGTTTTGAGGATTTACCCGATGGGACGTGGTTTATTTCAGCCAAAGTAGAAAATCCAGATGTGTGGGCTAAGATCCAAACCGGAGAGGTAAAAGGTTTCTCTGTTGAGGGAATTTTTTCTTACGTCAAAAAGCCTAAGAAACCCAAAGGGATGTATGAGGTAAACCGGACAGAGGACGATAATGAACATTTCCAACTGGACGACGCAAAATCATTGATAATGAAAGTAACTGAATTTTTAGCAGATATAAAGAAAAAATACTTTGACGGCACCCCGCTCGTAAACACAGATCACGGCGTAGCTCCGGTTCAAAATGTACCGGCTCCTCCTCAAACTTTACAACAGGACTACACAACTAAGGATGGCCAAGTGGTTCAAATTGACAAATTGGAAGTAGGTGGCATTGCGTTGATGGGTGGCGTTCCGGCTCCTGCTGGAGAACTCCAATTACAAGACGGCACTTCTTTAATGATCGGCGAAGGTGGAGTGATAACAATGGTTACTCCGGCAATGTCTCCTTCAGCAGCGCCGGCGCTTACAATGGCGCAAGTTGATTTAGCGATTAACGCTGCCCTGACAAGGTACAAAGAGGAATTAGCTGCTGAAAAGTTAGCTGCTCAGGCTGCACAAGGTGTTTTCAATGCTGAAATGAAAAAGAGGGACAACCAGATTGCTGCTCTTTTTTCAGCTATTGAAAAGCTTGCAGAAATGCCAACAGCAGACCCGGTGAATGAAGTTCCGGTTTCATTTTCTCAAACCAAAGTTCAGGACAAAGCAGAAAAGAGAAATCTTCTCATTAAATATTTAAAAGACAAAAAAACCGCATAAGATGGGATTTACAGTATCAAGTTTAACAAACTACGTAAACGAGCAATCCACGGACTTGCTTTTTGCGCTTCAGTTTGAAGGTGAGACCGCAAAATTCGCAAATGTTCAGACTGGAATTAAGAGTGCTGAAGCTTTGCAGATTGTGACAAGTACTCCGGTTCCCCAGGATGGAGCCTCATGCGGTTTTAACGCTTCCGGTGATACAGCTTTCACGCAAAGGATTATCACCACTGCTTCAGTAAAATATCAGGATCAATACTGTCCCCGGACACTTGAAACAAAGTGGACGCAGCTTCTTTTAAAAGCCGGTCAGCATTACGACGACAGCGATATACCTAAAAAGATAATGGATGATTTGGTAGATCAGATCAACCGGATAAACGAAACATCAGACTGGCAGGGTGACACCACGAGTGTAAGTTCATTCCTTAACAAATACGATGGATTAATTAAGATCATCAAAGCCGCTACTGTAACAGCAGCTACTGCGGTGGCTGGTCCTGTTACGACTTCCAATGTCAGAACTATAGTAGGAAATATTGTTGCAGCAATCGGGACTAAGGCGGTTCTGGTTGGGAATCCGAATGTGAAAATCTTCATGGGTTACGACATAGCCGAATTGTACAGACAAAAAATATTTGCGGATAACTTGTTCCACGTAACTGGACAAGGAGATCAAAAAGGATTGAGTGCAGAAGGTTCTGTACATACAATAGTCCCGGTTCACGGTTTAGATGGGCTTGGTTCTTCTTCTGGTGATAATCCGTTCATTTTCGCTCTTGACCCAGACAGAAATCTTTACCTCGGTGTGGATCTCGAGAATGAACATGAGCAAGCAAAAATGTGGGTTGATGGTTCCGATGGGGAAACGGTTAAATATTCATTCCGGTTCAAGAGGGGTTGGCAGATTGCGTTTCCTTCAGAAATAGTAGAATACAGTAACGTATAACAGTAACACTTAATAATTTACAATGGCTTGTGCTTTAACGCAAGGATATACTTTAGATTGTCGGGATGGAACCGGGGGCGCAAAGAACGTTTGGTTAGGCAACTATTCAAACGTTTCAGGAGTAACGGCTGCCTCGGGAATAATTACAGCGATCAGCAAAGCAAATAACGGAAGGTTCTATAAATATGAGCAATATCGGGACACAGCAGAAGCATTTGAGGACATCACAGGTGATTCAATAAATGGTACTATATTCTACGCTCAGACCGTTAATATCGCACTCAGGAAAATGCAGGCTTCTCTGAGAAACGAAGTTAAGCTTTTAGGGAGTGCTTTAGTGGTTGCAGTAGTTGAAGACCGTCAAGGAAAATACTGGTACTATGGCGAAACAAATGGCCTTGAATTGAACACAGGAAAGATCAGCACAGGAAAGGCCACAGGCGATAAGAATGGTTATGATCTGACCTTTACAGGGGCGGAACCTTCGCCGGCGCAAGAGGTTGACTCAGCAGTAATATCGACGTTAATAATTCCGTAAGCAGGTAACGTAAGTAAGTAACGTAAGTAGGTTTTGGCAGTAGTTAATATACAGGGGTCTCTTTTGGGACCCTTTCGTTTTTCGGACAAATGAGCGCAAAAGCCATATAGACTTAGAATGATTCTACTCACTCCCGGAAATACGGATTTAATGGTTGTCACTCTAAATGAGTTCAGAACGCTGGATGCCGGGTCGTTCTTATTCGTGTTTACGCATATTGAGACCCGGGACGAGGTAAAAGTTCTATACAATATGCTTGCTGACCAAAGCGATTTTCAGGACAGGTACAATCAATTTGAGATCGACACATCGACAATTTTTTCAGGCTATCATCCGGGGTTTTGGAACTATGACATTTATGAACAGGCAAGTTTAGTGAACACGGATGAAACTGGTTTGACAAGGTTAGAGAATGGGATCATGAAGCTTTTAAGGGTCCCGGAGTTTGAGTTTACCAAATACCAGGAGGCTACATCATTTAAAGTTTACAACGGTTAATGGCACAGAATTTCAGACAAACGATTTCAGTTCAGGGTGATGGTGCACCCACCAACGGGGACGGGCTTTGCACTAACTTGGCGATCTTCCCAATAGGAAGAATTTATATTGATTCCGAAACAGCTACTTTATATGTAAGAAATACCGATGTAGGTGTTGCGGCAGATTGGGTAGAAGGTGGCGGGGGCCCGGGTAGTAGTTCTCTTTTACCAACAACCGGAACGGGGACAGCTACAGGAGCGGTTATAGGTTCATTAGATGGCAATACGTTAAACATCGCACAGGGTGCAAATTCTTTTCTGGCATTAGACCCAACGGCAAATGCAGAATCTGCAACATTACAAGCGTATAATACAACAGGTAGCGATAATAGTGCCGTATTCCAGGCGGTAACAACTAACCTAATTGCAGAAGCGGATATTTCAGTGTTCTTTAATGGAGGCGCAAAAGCAGCAACTATTGAATTGCTAACCGATACCACAACGTCAACAATAGACTATACAGCAGATGAACACATCTTTACTGGCATAGTCACAGCAGGAATAAAGGATAATCACGTTACCGGATTCCAGGCAATGAGTTCAGCCATTAAAGCCGAACTAATAGGCACTACATTTTCGCAGATGAACAGCTCTACTGCGAACTTGTTATTGGCCGATGGTGATATAAGATGGTTAGCGGCGTTTCTTCCAACAGATGCCACTTTAACGGGAATAAAATTCTGGCTAATGGTTGCCTGTGTTTCTTCTGGTAATACTATGTCTAAGGTTGGGTTATATACTTCCGATGGAACTACTTTAACAAGGGTAGCACAGTCCAATAACAACGCAAACCTTTTCAAAGGGACTACAGATATAATGCACGATGAACCATTTTCAGGGACGTATGCAGCAACAAGGGGATTATATTATATAGCTTATTTACACAATCCAACAGGTGAAACGACAATACCAGAGATTCTAAAATTTGAAAACATGAGTACAGTGGCTACTAGTGGTATGGATTTTACTACAGGGGATATGCATAGCGGGGTAACGACAGGCAATACGGATTTACCAGCGACACAATTACTTTCAGGAATTACAAAATCAAACATCAGACCATATGTTGCGGCTTATTAAAATATTACCTATTATTTTTTGCCTCAATGCCGGGGCTATAAACTATTATGTTTCGTCAAGTGGTTGTGATGGGTCTGCTGGGACAACCCCTGCGACAGCGTGGAAAACAATAACAAAAGTAAATAGTTATTTTTCTCTTATGGTTCCCGGTGATTCTATTTTGTTTAAGAGAGGTGAAACGTTTTTTGGTTCTCTTGTTATATCAAGGTCAGGAACGTCGGCGTTACCTATGATAATAGGTGCTTACGGGACAGGGGCGAAGCCAATTATAACTGGATTTACTGCTGTTGCGTTATGGACAAGTAATGGAGATGGAACTTATACCAGCAATTTAGCAGTTACGCCATTAACCACAATGAACATGGTTTCGTTTCAGGATACCTTGCAACCAATGGGACGATGGCCTAAAGTTTCCGGCGGTGGGTATTTGACGTATCAGTCCCATTCAGGCAGCACATCAATAACAAGTGATGCGGTTTCAAGTGCATTAAATTATGTGGGGGGAGAGATAGTTACAAGAAAGAAGGCGTGGATAATTGATAGGGCAAGAGTAACAGCACAAACTTCAACAACAGTAACATTTGCTCCGTTCACAGATGCAGCAATCTGGCCGCTTACAGATGGGTATGGTTTCTTTTTTCAGAACCATGTAAATGCCTGTACACAACTTGGCGAATGGGCTTATGATTCGGTAAGCAGAAAAATTAAAATGTACTTTGGTGCGGTCAATCCTTTAAACTATTCAGTTAAGATAACTAATCTTGAATCACTGGTAACTATAACTTCAAAAATTTATATCACATTTGATAATATTCAATTTTCGGGTTCCAATTCAAAGACGTTCAATATTTCCACATCTAATAATCTTGAAATTAAAAACTGTGTTATAGAATTTTCTGGTATAGATGCTATTTGGTGCAATGGTAATGCCCAAACAGATAATATAAACATACATGACAACATCATAAGATATACAAATAACAACGCAATAGATGCCGGCGAAGGTTCTTTTTGGACGATAAGAAATAACGAAATTTTAAATACAGGCGTTAATGCAGGGATGGGAGTTTCTGCGGACAAAACTTACATAGCCATCAGGGAGACAGAAGATGATATTATAATAGAGCGCAATCGTATAATTAAGACCGGCTATACAGGTATTTACTTTTCTGGCAATAACAATCTTATAAGAAAGAATTTTATAGACAGTTTTTGCTTAGTTAAATCAGATGGCTCAGCTATTTATACTTATGCAGAAACTACAAAAACAAACAGAAGGGTTATAAGTAATATCGTCACAAACGGAGTAGGGAACAATTATGGGCATGGGTGGACTAATCCTTACGACGGCGGGGCATTGGGTATTTATACAGATGGAGGCGCAAGAAATGTGGAAATAGATAGTAATTCAGTAAGCTCGTGCAGTTATTCGGGGTTTTTGCTGCAAAGCCCAATAGGGGTAACATTAAGACAGAACACTTCTTTTAATAGCATCGTAGCGCAGATTGACCACGCAACAGACAACAACGCAATTTCAACTCTTACTGAAACAGGTAATATTTGGTTTGCTAAACAAGCAAGTCAATTAGTAGTTAAAATGAGACTTTCATCCAACTACCTTTCTACATTAGGCGTACTTGATAGTAATTTTTATTGCCGCCCAATAAATGAACCACAAGGGATAAACACTAATGAAGATAACGGTCAAGGTATTAATAGAATTTACTTAGGCTCTGAATGGCGTTGGTATTCACTTGATACATGGAAAACAGTAAGCAGCCAGGATGCAAATACGGTTAAAACTCCCATAGCTATTACAGATGTAAATGATATAAGATTTGAGTATAATGTTACACAAGTTCCAGTAACAATACCACTGCCGTTTAGTTATATTGATGTGAAGGGGAATATTTTTAATGGCTCAATAACACTGCAACCATATACGTCTGCTGTGTTAATAAAAAACGGGGCATCTACAGATCAAACGGCTATAGTAAATCAGCTAAACAATGCTTTAATTAGGATAGCCATTTTAGAGGCAGAAGTGAATTTGTTAAAAACTAAAAATTTAAAAGCCACATCAACTACTATTACTATAATTCAATAATATGTATAGCCAGGACCAGGTAAATATTATAATAAATTCTTACTCTCAGGAGATAGTAAGATTACTTGATAAGGTAGTTGCCAAAGATCTAAAGATAGCTGAATTAACTAAACAAGTAACTGAGTTAAAAAATCAGGATGGAGCAAAAGAACGAGTTTAAAGAACCAGACATATTATTTCTAAACTTCGCCGACAATAAAAGGCCGGAGTTCAAAGAAGTTAAATCTAAAGACTGGATTTTATTCGGTGAGGATAATTTATTTCCTTTTCATCTTTTGTACTTATACGACAAATCTTCCAATCATGGGGCTATCGTAAATGGGAAAACTAAATACATCTATGGTCAGGGTTTCCCGGTAAATGAAATTGTAAATCTTAAAGGTGAAAAACTGAACCAAGTCTTTAAAAGAGCCATTAAAGAAATTGAGATTTTTGGTGGGTTTTATTTTGAAGTTATATGGAATTTCGGAGGTAAAGCGCAGATTTGCAATATACCTTTTGAGACAATCAGAAAAGCAAAAGATAAAGACGGTTACTGGTATAAAAAAGACTGGAGGTGTACTGACCGTAAAGAACCTCCCAGATACATTCCCCCATTTGACCAAAATAATAAAATAGGCGCACAATTATTTTGTTATCGGGAATACCGACCAGGGTGTGATGTTTACCCTTTACCGGAATACTTTCCAGCACTAAATGACATTGAAACCGATGTAGAGATTTCAAAGTATAATCTAAGTGTGATTAAGAATGGAATGTTCGGAAGTAAAATGATTAGCTTTTTTGACGGGACACCACCGGATGAAATAAAGAAAAAGTTAGAAAAAGACTTTAGAAACAAATTCGCCGGATCGGAAAACTCAGGACGGTTCATGTTGGTTTTTAACAACGACCCTACTAAAGCCCCGCAAGTTCAGGATTTGTCCACTAGTCAATTGCCAGACCTTATGAAGCAATTAAACACTGACATTCAAGCTGAGATTTTCACAGGCCACCAGGTTACTTCACCAATGCTCTTTGGGGTGAAGACAGAAGGCCAGCTCGGTGGGAGAACAGAAATGGTTGACTCGTATGAAATCTTTAAGAATACTTACGTCAACGATAAACAACAGGCAGTTGAGGAAGTGTATGATTTTCTTTCCCCCTTTATCGGCCAGCCTCCTGCCCAAAAGTTAATTCCTGTAGAACCTATTGAACCATTAGAAGTGCAAGCTCCAATAAACACAGCTCTTCCGGTAAATGAGAACATGAAAAATCTTACAGGGAGGCAGTATCAGAATGTCGAAAGGATAATTAAGAAATACAAAACAGGAAAGTTACCTAAACCGCAAGCCGAAACTATGCTTCGGGCTGGGCTGGGATTGACAGACGACGAAATAAACACATTTTTAAGTTTCGCTCAAAGCGAACGGGAAGAAGAAGTAGCTGAAATGTTTTCTTTCGTAGGCAAACAAAAAGAAGATTACGTTATTCTAAAAACAAAACACGGGTTTAAAGATTTAAGAGAAAATGATTCTTCTATCGTGAATTTAATAGGAAAAGATAAAAGGATCACTCCCGAAGTAATTGCAAATACAATTAACGAATCGGTTGCTTATGTACGTGGAAGGATAGAAGTTCTTAAAGATGCCGGTGTTCTAACTGAGAGCATCCAAACAATCGGAGTAGATACAATCATAGAACATTCGATAAATCCCGAACAAATTGATTCCAGGGTTCCGCCTGAAACTGCGGATGTGTTTATAAGATATTCATACGAACCAAAACCAGGCTTAGAACCTATCATCGAAACTACACGACCTTTTTGTAAAAGGCTTATAGAATTGGACAGACTTTATACAAGGTCAGAAATAGAAAGTATTTCACAAAGGGTAGGGTTTTCGGTTTGGGATCGTAAAGGCGGGTTCTGGGGGGATAAAGAAGAGTGCAGACATAGGTGGGTTTCGAATATAGTAATCAAAAAAGGAAAGTTTGCATCACAACCAAATGGAGTTCATGTGACGAAACCCGAATTAGAATTAGCTGATTTAAGTAATAGTGATTTTGAAAAAGCGGACTCATTCGCAATAGAAGAAGCTCTTTACGGGAGGGAAAAGGTTTTGGATGATCTTAATAGTTTAAAACAATTAAGTGATTTAATATGGAAACAAGCGTAGCAATGAACGGGGTACTTCAATCGAAAAGGCACAAAGAATTATTAGAGGCATTTAATAAAATAGCTCCGGTAAATGGTACGCCAGAGATGGTAAAGGCTATTTCTGAGCTACGAAATGATATAAGAAGCGGATTCGATAAAAAGATTGAATCATTTGTCGCTGCGGTTAGGAGTATTCCTCAACCTAGTGTGAACGTAGCTGCACCTAATGTAAAAGTAGAACCAGCTAAGTTATTTTTTAGTCAGGAGAAATTAGAACGATTAGCACAAGAGATTTTGGATACATTAAATGAGATTAAAAAACCAGTTGAATGGGTGCATCAGGTAACAAGAGACAGGGACGGGATGATAAGTAAAATAACTTCTAAAGTAAAAAAATAAATTATGGCGGCATTTAACAAATTTCAGCAGTTCGTAGAAGATTTAGGTAAAGGTGTTCACAATTTCACCTCAGATGCTACCTGTACTGTAACGGTTGCTTTAACTAATGCAGCCAACCCACCAGTGGCGACCAATTCGGTATTGGCAAATCTTACACAGATTTCTTATACTAATTTAAGTTCAAGGGTGGTTACTGGGATTACATCGGAGCACACGACGGGAACTGTGACGTTTACTGCGACTGACCTTATATTAACCGCAGGTGGCGGGTCGGTGGCTCCTTTCAGGTATGTCATTATTTATAATGACGATCCAACATCACCGGCAGACCCGCTAATAGGTTGGTGGGATTATTTAAGTGATCTGACATTGGCGGATGGAGAAACATTAACTATAGACTTTGGGGCAAGTGGATTCGGAACGTTAGTATAAACGTTAGTATAAACGTTAGTATAAACGTTAGTATAAACGTTAGTATAAACGTTAATATAAATGGCAGCACCGACTTACATAACAGCTAGTACAGGTACAACCGATGCAGGTGGGGCGTGGTCGCATACTTCGGCCGCTCCAGGAGCAGCCGGGCGTATTTATATTGTCCAGGTTGTTCAAGATGGCACAGGGGCGAATACAATATCTGTTGATTCCGTTACCAATGCAGAAAATCTTGCTGGTACTGATGGTGTTCTTACTTCAATAGGTGAATTTAATATAGGCAGTGCCGTAGCTGCTTCTCAACATTTATGGATAGGACGTTCGCTGAACACATCAGCAATGGTAATCACAGGGGGGAATACTGGTACTGATGATTTATATATTAGAGTTTATGAGTTTTCAGGAGTTAGTACAGGGACAACACTTGCAACTGTTATAGAAAACGCAACTGCTGGTTCAACTACAACAGGTGCGGGAACAAGTACAACGGTGGCGGATGCTTCAGTACAAACACTTGGTACTAACAGGTTGGCTTTAAATTTTATTGGAACAAATGACGATCTAACGATTGGGGGGTCGTTCACAGGGGAAACTGGTGGGGATTGGGCTTCAGTTGCTTCTTATGGCACATCTACTGGAACAGATGCTGCTCTAAACTTAAACACGGCAACCATTGCAAGTGCCGGAACAATAGATGGAGGTACGTACACTATCACCTCAATGGCATGGGGAGTGGTTGGGTTTGCTTTAATACCTGTTGCACTTTCATTAACTGTGGATGCTGCAACATTTAATTTAACTGGTGCAGCGGTAACATTAACTAAGCAAAGTAAATTAACATCAAATGAAGGTTCGTTTAATTTCACCGGAAGTAGCGTAGGATTAATTAAAGGGTATAGGTTAATAGCTGAAGCCGGTGTATTTAATTTAACCGGGTCATCGGTAACGCTAACTAAACAAAGCAAGATTACGGCAGAAGCAGGTGTATTTGTTTTTACAGGATCAAGTGCAAGCTTAACAGCACAAAGAACCATAACGACAGACCCAGGGTCATTCTTGTTTACAGGATCAGATGCTAATTTGATATATACTCCAAGTGGTGATTCCACTATTTCTGTTAATCCAGGTTCGTTCATATTTACAGGTAGTGATGTTAATTTAATAGTTGGGGGGACTCCGGTTATCGCTCAGCCCGGTGGTAGTGGTTGGTTTGTTAGAGATAAAAAAGAAGAAAAAAAGAAACGTATAAGTAAGGATGACGATGAATGTTTAATGATAGTAAAATTATTTATGGTATGCGAATCAGAGAACACTTTTTAAACACCGAATTATTAAAGGAATTTGATAAGAAGGTAAATGATGGCAAAAACGAATATGAGGCAGCTAAGGAAGTTATCATTTCGCAGCATCAAATTTTACATAATAAGATGAACGAAATAAGGAAAAAATTACAGGTTAAAGAGGTAAAATATGAGTCTTAACATACTTCTTATCAGCGACACGATGATTAAAGAAAGGACGGCTATACATGGTAATATAGATCCTAAACTTTTATACCCTGAAATTAAGACTTCGCAGGATATGTACATACACCCTATTTTAGGGACAGCCCTTTATAACAGATTACTGGCAGATGTAAACGTGAGTGGAATTACAGGTGATTACAAAACTCTTTTAGATTCTTATATCGTAGATCCGTTGATGTACTATACACTTGCTTCTCTTCCTATACCAATTTCTTACCAGTTCTGGAATAAAGGAGTCATAAGGAAACAAGGAACCGAAACCGAGCTCCCTTCAATGAGTGAACTAATTGATTTGGCTAATCATTATCGTATAAGAGCAGAATGGTATGGTGAAAGACTAACGAAATATTTGAAGCAATATGCAAGCGAATCCTTTCTTCCTGAGTACTTAGACCCCGGAAGTGGAATAGATACTATCATTCCTGAAAATTCGGCGTTTACGATGCCTATTTATTTAGGAGATCACGACTATTGTCCACACCCTGATAAAAATAATTGTAACTGTAACGACAAATATGGCGAAAAATATTACTAAAAAAAATTTAGAAAAGCTAAAGATATATTTAAAAGAGCAATCAAAACTAAATGACCCTAAACACAATACAAAGCAGATTAAGAAGCCTCGCCCTCGCTCACAGGCAGATTAATCATTTCTACTTTGGGGATGAGCCTGAATTTGACGCTCAGACAGACATTACTTTTCCGGGGTGTTTTTGTGTCATTTTACCTGGGAGCATTGATAGAATTAACCATTTACAGAATTACATTTTCCGTATCTACTTCTTAGACTTAGTTCATGTAGCTGAAAGGACAGAAGAAAATGAGACTGAGGTTTTGAGTGACATGGATTCAGTCGCAAGTGATTTCGTTTCGATGCTTTTAAATCCTCTTTATCAGGATGACTGGATTGTGGGTGATGTAACTCCGACCAATCCGGTCACAGAAAGTTTAGGGGACATGGTTGCAGGGGTTTTTATTGACATAACACTTTCTACTGAATTTAACGGGGATTCATGTTTGGTCCCTGCTGATGATGTAGAATTTCCTCAAACTATAGACATGGCACGAACTAAAATTTATAAATACACAGCTACCGGATTGGAAGGAAATACTATTTCTATTCCTTCTCTTTCTGGTAAATACATTCTTGCCCTCTGGAGGGCAATGGCTTATAAAAGAGCAATAGCAGTTGCACCGACTGACAGCGAAAAGATCCAAGTGGGGACGGTTGATGCCGGAAGCGGGCAGGGAATTGTGGGTGATGGAAGTTTTATTTTACAAACAGGGGATGCTTTGATCGTTGACGAGCAGCTCGACATTTTATATTACGGAACATGAAAAAAATATTTTTATTATTATTTCTTTTAATTGGGTTTTTGGGGTATGGGCAAACGTTACAATATGTCAATACTTATGGCTATGATTTTAATAAACTTAAAGTAAGGGATTTGATGGGGTTACCTACGGATACCTTCACGGTTCCTTCCAATTTACAGACTGTACCGTTTATAGCCCGTAAAAGTAATGTTACATACTTCTGGCACACAGTGAATCTTGTTTGGGAGCAGGATGCAGGCGGCTCAGGAACGGCAGGTGAAGGAATAACCATAACAGGGGGGGCGGTTAATTTAGGCGGTTTAATTGCATCCCCTGCCACTGGATTTACTTCAGATAGAACGGTAAATACTAACCGAAAAGGAATGATTTGGGTTAATGGTACTATTTCTGATTTAGTTGACCCTGGCGGGGCTTCATGGGATTTTGGGCAGGAGGTTTTTTCGCCTTCACAGTTTTTAAGTGCAGACACTTTAACCGCAAATGATGTTGACCCTCCAACAGCGGCAATGCCCTGGAGTGGGATATTCGCACGAAGGGAGATTTATTTGAATAGTGGAATATTAAGAACTCAAAAAGTTTTTGGACATAGCTTTTGGTTAAGATGGAATTGGTTAGATACAATGTCTTTTAGAACAGAAAGCGGGGATTATAATAATTCGTTTCAAGTCGTAAATGAACTTTCTCCCAGAGGAACGGGCCGACAAGGTGCAAGGGCTTCACATGGAACGGGTCAGAATCTTTCCAGGGCTTACGGAGAGTATGCGACACTATCAACAACATATTTAAATAACACAGGAAGCAATTATGTTTATATTAATGGGCATCTTGGTGGGTTCAATTCTTACTTAGCAATGGGTGCCGATAGTATCATGGGCGGCTTTGTTTATTACGGCACAGGAAGTGTAACAAGTGCCTCCAGTTATATTGCTAAAAGCTATGTATTGGCTCCATCTAATCAGAGTTTTACTCCACGCATCGATTCAGCTTTCTTTTTGTTTGATACCACAAGAGTTGAAAGGAGTTATCATGCGGGGAATATGGTTATCGGTCCTTCTGTGGGTTCAGCAAATACATGGTCGTCTTCGGACCAATTAAAAATATTAGGAAACGTAGTTACTACTGACACGGTTAATATCGGTGCTGCTAACTCAATGACTGATACATTAGGTGTAGATATTTTATTAAGAAGACGGGCTAATGGTGGAGTAGAGATTATAAGAGCAGACCAGTTATCTGCATTTTTAGGCGCGCCAAGTCTTACTAAAGGCTTTATGACTGATGCTTTAACCGTTGCAGGTTCTACGACAATTATACCACGTTATTTCTGGTATGATGAATTTCAGGGATCTCAAACAAATACAGTCGGGACAACTTTTATGTTTGAACTGGTCTCGGGAACAGGTGCTAATGCTTCAGCAACTACAAATGCTTCGACGATTTCAGGGGCTACTGGTTACGGTTATGCAGAATTAACTACAGGAACAACATCTACGGGTAAAGCGGTTTTAAGCGGAGGTTATGGTGCAACCAACCAGAATCAAATGGGCAAGGTTGATAACGATTATTATTATAGATGCGAATTTAAAAACGTAATCATAAATGACCTTAGCGATGGTTCAGAAACTTATAAAATATTTATAGGCTTCCAGATAGATAATACGGTATCAAATGCTATTTACTTTACTTATACTGATACTGAAAATTCAGGTGTTTGGAATTGTACTTCTCACAATAATGTAACTCCGCAAACAACTTCAACGATAACAACTGTAGCAGCAGATACCGAATATGATTTGGCTATTGAATATTATAACCAGACCGCAAAGTTTTATTTGAATGGCACTTTAGTAGCAACACACAGCACACAAGTACCGGCGGCTGCTTCTATAATGTATGCACCATCAGCTAAGATATTAAAGAGTTTAGGAAGCCTTGCGCGAATAATTTATATTGATGCAGCAGGTTTAAGAATTACTCACGAAAACGATTTATAATGGCAATAAGAGCAATCCAAAGCGCAAACACATTTGTAACATACGATGATACAGTATATACACTTATTGATACATACGGCACACCTTCGGGACATTTTACAATAAAGAAAATCAGCGATGAAGTGGAGTATTGTACTATATATTCAGAAGGAATAATCAGGTGGAATTTAATACAAATTGGATGGATTACAGCACAGGGGCAACATTTAAGAGTAGCATTACCATAGTGAATTTTATGAATTATATTCTATTCATAGCTTTTTTTTTATTATTCCATACCTTATCCATAGGGCAAACAGACACAATTAGATTCGGCTCAGATAGTGCGGTAATAATTAAACATCAATACACGTTTACCCAGACAAGGGTTAAACTTCCACCCAAATCTTCTGCGGGAACGTCATTTTTTATCCCTAAAAGCTTTTCGTACAGGCAAAGGAATTTCGCCGGGTTTGAGGCATGGAACTATCAGAATTACACAAACTTCGGCGGTGGGTTTAAGGACGCTTATTTCCGTTTTGTGTGGCTGGACATTGAAAAAAGTAAAGGTGTTTATGATTGGACTCGGTTTGACCAGGAAGCCAACAAAGCCTTTTCCGTAGGCGCAAAGTTCTCATTCGGGATAATGATTCTTTGTGATTCAGATGATTTCCTTTCTGAAGAGTTTATAAATGGGTCATCGTCCCGTTATCCTAAATATTTACACGATTCCATGCAAAAGGCAAGTGTCAAAGATTTTGCGACAAATGGCCAATGGGTTCCTAATTGGAACTCTAATTACTTGCTGGACAGGTTTGACAGTTTACTGTTTACTGTAAACAGACACTTACATGAAAAAGGGTGGGGTGATAGAATTAATTACATTGATATTAGGGGATATGGTCAATGGGGTGAATGGCACATGGCTAATATTGCAGATGATATTAACTTCCTTCCTGTTAAGCCAACTGTTTATACTTATAAACGATTTATTGACTCTCATATTAAAGCTTTCCCAGATATTCAATTAGTAATGCTTTTAGGGGTTTTAGATGCTGACTGGCTTCAAAACACACGTACACCTTCTGAAGTTACTTATTACGCTGTTACTGCAAGAAACAACAAAGGGCTTTTAGGAATACGAAGGGATCAATGGGGTGCGACTGATGGATATATTAAGGACTATTTAGAGAATAACAATAGATCGTGGGGGACTTCAGGACCATTCAAAAGTATCATCATGGAGCGTTGGAAGTTTGCTCCCTGGGTCGGGGAACCAATGGGACCGGGGTCTAATCTTTCCGACCTGACAAGGCAAATAACTTTTTATCACGCCGCTTCAATAGGTAATGGTAATTACACCCCGGATGCCACTTCAATGAGTTATTTACGTCAGGCAGAAGCATTGGCGGGGTATAAGATTTCCATTGATTCAGGGAAAGTAAAGTTTAATTCAGACGGAATAAGCATTTCTCTTTCCTTAACGAATTTCGGCAATGCCCCATGTTATGAGTCTTACCAACTTGTTTATTCGTTAAAAGGGTCGCAGGTATTCACGTTTACGTCAAACTGGAGTCCGTATTTGAAACTTCCCGGGGTACATAATGTCTCAGAAACATGGTTAAAAACTATTCCATCTGGGACATACACACTAACCGCAACGATAAAAAACAACTACAGAACAATGCCAATTTACAACAGCTCTAATGAAGTAACATTAACAACTTTAACCAAATGAACTTAGATACCATGAGTTTTAAGTTAAACGGGATTTCGGTGTTCTTATCGGTTATCACTGGCAATGAGATTCTAATGATATTAGCCGGGATGGCTACAGGAACGACATTTATTTATAACGGAATAAAAATTTATAAAGAACTAAAAAACAAAAAAAATGCCCAAAAGTAAATTTCTAGGTTTGAATTTAAACGACGCATGGAAGGGTATATTAACGGCTCTTGCAACTGCGGTAGTTGCTAACCTTACTAACATATTGGGGAACGGTTGGCCTACTTCTGCTGAACTATTAGATACATTAAGAATTGGTTTATATGCAGCAGGCGGGTACATTCTCAAAAATCTATTAACTAATAGTGACGGCGAAATTCTTAAAAAAGAAAACTAAAAATAATGTCAAATATAATTGCTGAATTATTTATGAGTGCCGCTAAGGGAGCGGGTAAGGCTAAGATCACAGAATTATTAGCAAAGATCAAATCTAATAATAGCCCTGAAGTTTACGAACAGTTTTTAAAAGCAGGTAGTTCGTTTTTTCTATTGATTAGCGATTTAGCCAAAAAGACTAAAACAAAGTTGGATGATTATTCAATAGGAATCTTTTTAGAGCCAATTCAGGAGGCAGCAGAAGCGGACGGAATTGAATTATGATGACTGATTCCCAAATATTATATAAATACGGAGAACCGGGGGACGTAGCCAATTTAAAGGTTATTACCCTCCCTTACCCTATGAGGATTGCATGGGATTTATCCAAGTCAGTAACAAAAATGCAATGCCATAAGCTTGTAGCTTCGAATTTCATAAATGTTTTTAACGACCTTTTAGAAATTTACGGACTTGACGAGATCCAAAGGCTGGGGATTGACCTTTTTGGTGGGTGTTACAATTTTAGAAAAATGCGAGGCGGGACAAGATGGTCCCGGCACTCATGGGGAATTGCGATTGACCTGGACCCTGAACGAAACGGCTTAAAAGTAAAAAAACCCATTGCTCAATTTAGTAAACCCGAGTACAAGAAAATGGTTAGTATTTTTTATAAGCATGGATTTATAGGTTATGGACCGGAGAAAGATTACGATTGGATGCACTTTGAAATTTCTGTTTAAAATCATATATGCCAAAAAATTCTATTGACGAATTATTCAGGCTGAAGATATTAATTATTGACATTGAAACTGCCCCCATTTTAGGGTTTGTTTGGGACGTATGGAACCAGAATATAAATCCGGCTCAGGTAATTTCTGAATGGTTTTGCTTAACGTGGTCAGCTAAATGGCTCTTTGAAAACAAGGTTTATTCCGGGCGGCTCACAGGCAAGGAGGCGTTAAGGCAGGACGACAAAAGAATAATGAAAGGCATCTGGGCTTTATTAAATGAAGCCGATGTAGTCATTGCTCACAACGGGGACAAATTCGACCTTCCCCGCCTTAACACAAGGTTTATAGTTCACAAGTTAGACCCTCCCCTCCCGTATCAATCCATAGACACTTTAAAGACCATCAGGAAGCAGTTTGCCTTCTCGCATAACAAACTGGACTTCGTGAATCAGATCCTCAATTTGCCCCGTAAACAGCCTAATGACGGTCAGGAAATGTGGAACAAATGTTATCAAGGGGATGAGAAAGCTCTTAAAGAAATGGAGAAATATAACATCCAGGACGTTCGAATATTAGAAGACACTTATTTAAGGCTCCGCCCCTGGATTAAGCCACACCCTAATATTGGGCTTTTTATACTTGACGAACACAATCACCGGTGTCCTTCGTGCGGGTCCAAAGAGTTGAAGGAAGAGGGGAAGTTATATTATACCACAGTAAACGCTTATGAGCAATTCAGGTGTAAGTGCGGGGCTGTGGGGAGGAAAAGAAAATCAGCTTTAACAATTGATCAACGACGGTTCATATTATCTAGTTCGCCAAAATAATTTTATGAATAAAATGAGTAAGAAAGCAAGTGAATTTATTAGTAAAAACTTTGTGATCTATCAGGAAAAGCCGGAAAATGCATTTACGGTTGAGGATGTGGCTAAACAAACAGGGCTTTCGCTGAGCCAGGCAAGCAGTAGGCTTAATGAAATGGCAAGGGTAGGTAAAGTAAAATCAGGGAAATTCAAACGAAATGGTAAAGTACTTAATTATTATATTCCTTCTTAGCTGTGCTATTGAAAGATCAATCCAGGTTGATATGGTTATTGCAGAAATAATTGCAATGGAGCCGTATTATAGAAATAGCGAGGAAGCTGGGTGTAAAATAACATGGAGAGATACTTATAATAACGTAAAGTACACTTCATTTAGTCATGCCCCTGAATATTGTGATAATTATATAGTCGGAGTTAGATATAGACTTTTAATTCATAAATAATGCCTATAAGTATAAAAACAGATTTGGAGTGGGGTGAGATATTTTACATCAAAACAGACCCTGAACAGATACCGGGAATGTTAGTGGGGATTGTTTATTTGCCTGGCAAGGTTTTAAAGTTCAGATTAAGCTACGAAGGTGAGGTGTTTGAGGTTTACGATTTTGAGGTTTCTAAAGAAAAAGATATACTAAAAGATTAAACTATGAAAATAACTGCGTTAGCATTAATATTAATCCTTTTATTACCACTCGGGTTAAGCTCCCAAAGGGTCCCCGACGGCAATGTCGTAGAAATTAAAATATCTATTCAAATATCTAAATCCGTAAGCTGTGGCGAATATATTGAAATTCCTTATTCTGTGTTTAGTCCTACTAAGCTGCAGTAAGGCTCCGTGTGGGATTAAGGTTCCTGTGATTTTTACTTGCGAAAATCCTGGAGATTTGAAATCTATTAATCTTAACTTTTATCAAGGAGATAGAGTGATCTTAGCTGATATTATTCACGGTTATGATTTCACTAATGGTAAATTTTCCCTTACTTATTACTTTTTAGATACAAACCCCGACCGTTTGGTCTGGACTGTGTACGATCAGGGGTGGAACCCAAAAGTTTTTGAGACTGCGATAAGGTAAGCTTCTCAATTATCCGGCATGTGTGTGCGGATCTGGGTGGACCTATTAGCCAGTCTTCATGCTCCCATTCCTGGAAAAATTCGCCTTTCATTATTTCGGTTTTTGGGGCTGAAACTACTTTGGAGTTAAAACACTTAAGACCCATTCGTAACGCTTTATGTTGGACGAACGCATAAGATACCCCGGCTAGTTTAGCTATCTCGTATATGGGCTTTTGTTTGTGATGCTCTATGATTAGACTTTCGACAAGATTCTTTTTTTCTAACCATTCCGGCATTTCTAAATCAATGCCTTCCTTTGTGGCGTATCGCCAGACGGTATTTATGTGAATGTCTAAATCTATAGAAATTTCTTTGGCTGTTTTTTTGCCAGCCCATTTTTTCAAATAGCTTACTAAATCAACTTTTAATACTTTCATGGCGTTTGGTTAGGTTGTTCGTCGAGCCATTCTATTTCTTCTATGGGATATTTCTCTTTTAACTCTCCAACAATAAACATTCCACAGCTATCATAGATACCATAATTCGGTTCAGACATCCACTTTAGGTTAAGACGTTTATTCTGCTCTGGCAATCTTTCACTTGCTTTCACCCAAGATGGGGCAAGCTGTTGTTGAGCGTGTTCTTCCATTGCTTTAAGAATTGAAATATAAATCAACGGATATTTATTCCATAACCCATCACCGCTGCCAATAACATGGCAATGATCTTCTAATATTTCCTCTTTACTTTTCATGTTGATAGTTGTTTCATTTCTTTTTTAATTTCTCCTGCCATCGTGAAATAGACTCCCAATGGGTAATTTTTTCTCTTTTAATTTCATAACCAAAAAACTTCAAGATACTACGTAGTATAATATGAATTAGTTTCATGGGTATAAACTTTCATAAGTGTAAATTGCCTGGCACAGAGAAATTCTCTTCCATTGTTCCCCTTCGGTCATATTCCAGTATTTTTCTTTTTCATCATAAGTTAAATCGCTTAAAGGAACTAAATCTTTATTTCTTACCAGTTCAACATAAAGCAGCTGTAATGGAATCCAGTATGCTGAACTTCTTAAAATATCACTTATTGGATCAGGTGAACTTTGTAACAGGGATAAGGTGAGGTCAAAGGGGATCATCATAAGGGAATTATACTTTTAATTACTGCGTTAGCTTTTGCCTTACTTCAAAAACCTTACTGAACGTAAACCCTGAGTCCACATACCCCTGTATGGTCAACTGAACGCACGCACACCTGCACAAAAATTTATCTTCACCATAGGCTCCCTGGATGTCACTAACCTCCATTTTCGAGAAAGGCTTTAATAGTTTTTGTGTTTTTAGGAAGTCGTAATATTTACCAAACTCCCTGAACGGAACCGAAGTTGGATGCTGAGAATATTTCTCTAGTAATTCGTCTAATTCTCTGACCTCCTTAATACTGCTTTTTTCTTCCATTTTGGGCTTAATTATAATATTTGACTTTTTATTAAAACCGTTGTTAACCCACCTATGAAGTCTGCGGGATAAATCCCATGTCTTTTCCATCTCGAACCTCATTTTCTTTCCTCCTGGAGTTGGTTCTGTCCAGTACTCAATAAATTCTTTTCTTATTTCGTAAGGAAAAGAAATCATCCTGTTCGCTTTATCCATGAAATCCCTTTCCCGTTCTTCTATATTCATAAGGTATTTTTCAGTAAATCCGTAACCAACTAAAAACTTTATATTAAACTCAAAAAATTATAGGAAGGCCCCGCCGACCAAAAACGACTCTTTTAGATTAATATAAAAACTTGGTGCTTTGCCGTCCGCCATGGCTTTGCCAACCCCTTCACCTACACAGCATTTACCGGAATCATTACCGGCTATTCCCCCTCCGTTTTAGCCTGACAATAAAGGCAAGTCAGGTGATCACGTAATTATGCAATGCTGCCCAAAGACCTTGTTTAAATATCAGTTTCGCAACTATCGGGGACATTTCAGAAACTATGTTTGATCCGTCTCCTATAACCCAACTTCTGGGCTGCTGTAATCTTGCCAGATCCCGAGGCAGCCGTGCTGTTTCCAGGTTGCTATTTATAAATCCTAATAATTTGCTCTAATTCAAACCTTGTCCACTTTTTCATCGGCTTAACATTTTCCAGCCACAACACTTTTTCTTCTCCATACCGGCTAACAAGTCCCTTCCTGTATTCAATAAGGTTGCCGTGCTTGTGGTAGTTGCAGGGCAAGCATTGCCCCTGGCAATTCATTTCGTTAAACCTTAAAGAACTAAAATTACCTTGCGCCCTGTAGTGCCCGGCATGATGAATCTCACCACCACACGAAACACACCCTTTATCCTTGTCCCTATTCCTGATCCATTTATTAAAAACAATCTGAGCTTTTTTAAGTAGTTTCGGTAGGGTAATGGATTTTTTTGTTTTAATCATGCTCTCTCCTCTTTTAATAATCCCCATTGTTCAGCCATTGCCTGCGCTATCCCGGGGAAAGTTTTAGACCTCAGTTTCCCTCTGTCCGGGCCGGGTGCCATTTTCCAAACCTTTCCTTCTCTCCCATCAACTATATTTGTAGGAACCAAAAGAGGCAAATCTTTAAGCCATAAACAAGTTGCTTTTGTTTCTCCGTGTCCGAATTGCCAGGGCTGTATGATCTGATCCGGCTTTCGGTAAATAGTGGACATTATGCCTATCGGGTTTTCAACACAATCGCACAATTCAACCATTTCTAAAAAAAACTCAATACCTTTTTGCTGTCTGCCGTCCTTCCTTTTTTCTTCAAACCATCTCGCCCCACTCACAGCCAAATGATCACAAGGGGGAAAGCCTATTTTTAAATCCCAATCACCTTTAAGAACTTCTAAGCAATCTCCGATTATATGCCACTCAGGGTGTCCCCCGGAACAATCCTGTAAATCGCAGGAATAAGCTTCATGGCCTAAATCCCTAAAGGCTTTTGTAACAACCTGACTTTCCTCACAAGCGACTAATACTTTCATACTATCTCCATTTGCTGTCCAGGGTCCGGGATCACAATATTTAAAAACTGCGCCGCCCAAATCTGAATCTTTTCTATATACTCGGAAAACTGTTCTTTGTTTAATCCTGTGGTTGTTTTGGGTATCGTTATAAATTCGCCGGTTTCGTCGTTCACAATTTCCAAATAGTTAAACTTTCCTTTCAAAAAATCATGTGTTTCTTCTTTGGTTAGTTGATGGCCGTAATCCTTAAAAGCGTTCTGAAGGACAGGAACCACGATCCCGAAATAATACCTATTTTGTTCGTTACTCCTTTTGTCGGCTTTCTCAACTTCAAGGGTGTATCTTCCGTCCTTTAATTCTGCGAACAGTTTTTTTACCTGAGACTTGTTTTGAATCTCCCCGTTTCGTATAGTAAGTAAACACCAATTCTTACTCATTCCCTGCGGCTTTTTTACATGCTATATTCAATTCCCGTACTTTAAGTAGCTCACCATTCTTCAGTCTTTCAAGTGGCGAAAGCTGACGGTCAAGTAAAGTTTTATGTAATTCGTTCCATTCAGCCTCACTTATTGATGGTAGTCTGTATTCGATCTCTTCGATCTGTTCAGGAGACAGGGAGGCTGTTCTCATTAAATATTGAGCCTCTTGTATCATTTCCTGTTCCATTATAAATATGTCTTTTGCTGTTATCATACTTTTGAAATAAACATTTCAAACTCTTCAATCCATTCCAAAGCAAGCTTACTAAATTGTGAATTTCTTGGTTTATCGCCGATTTTAATTCCCAAAAAGAATCGCTCAATGGGCCGTGATGAATCTCTGCAATCCATAATTTTTTTTATTACTTCCTTCTCTTGTTTGCCATTAGTAATTTTTGCCCCCTTTATTAATGTTCCTGATAAACAAGCACACTCCCCCTCGTATGTTGATCCATCTATATTACCGTCAATTATATTTTGTTTTAAAAATTTTAATTCGGGAAGTGAATTTAGGAGGACATAAAACATATCTGCTTTTATTACCGATAAGTTCGCCCCCGATAAGTCCGCCTCCCATAAGTTCGCCTTCGATAAGTTCGCCCATGATAAGTTCGCCTTCGATAAGTCCGCCTCCGATAAGTCCGCCCATGATAAGTTCGCCCCCGATTTTATAGCTTCCGCAACAGTATGTTTTATGGTGTTATTTTCTTTTTCATACTCAAAAAGTATTTTTGACGTAAATTTGTTTTTTATTTCAATTACTGACATATATTTTGATTTATTAATTAGAAAGGAAGGTCGTCTAAGGGTTCAGTAATTTCGTTTGCGTAAGACCTTTCAGCAGGGTTCTTTAATGCCTTATACTCATCAGACCCCTGCATTTTGACTTTAATGAAATCCGGAAGAGAATTGAACTTTACTTCATCCCATTCATCATAACTCAAAACAAATAATTTATTCATTGCTTTAGGAACCTGGACACCTTTTGGAATCGCTGTGATACCGGCAATATTGTCGTAAACCCTCAATCCATCTGATGATGGGCGGTGAATGATGTTTAACATACACGCAGCACCTAAGAGTTTCGTAATATCAAATGCTTTGGCTTCATCTTCGGTGAAGTCTTTGCCACGCCAGCTTTTTAAATCCTTCCGTAAATTGCTTTTCTCATTCATTGATAAAGTGTACTCTTTGCTTATGGCTAAAGGCTGTTCACCTTTTGACGGGTCGAAAATCTTTAGTTCGGTGGGCAGCTCCCACCCTATTCTCACTTTATGTAACGTTTTTTGTTTACCCATAATAAACTCGGTTACTGTTCCGATTTCGATCATTTGATAACACCGGGCGATGTAATTCCCTGCTGGAATTGGGTCCCGTGTTGTCCCGGTTGATGTTGCTGTAATTGGCATATAGTTAATTTTAATTCTTTATCGAGATATATATAAAGACAATCTTCCTTACATTCTGTACAAACCCCGCAGCCGTTTATTTCAGCGTATCGCTGTGACCAGGGAGTAGAACCGCAACAATCTGATACTAGCATAATTTTTAAAATTGGTCCCGATAATTAAACCGGGACCGTTTATCCACCAATCCTCTCCACCAAGAGCAAATTCTTAAAAAGTGGGTGAGAGTTTCCCGGCTCCCACCCTATACTTACAATCCAGAACTTTCTAATTAAAGGGAGAAAGTAGAAACAATCTCCCGTCGATGCTTGCCTATGAAAAAAACCAATAAAGAACTTTTTAAAAGTCAGGGGTAGAAACCCCCGACGCCTTAGTAAACCAACAAAAACAACTGTTTCAAAGAATACGTTTATGTTTGGTTTTTCTTAATCTCATTCTGAAATCTTAATTTCAGTTTCATCCAGACTCAACAGCCGGTCCACTTCTGTATTGTAGTTGGGTTTAGTATCTTCAAACTTCAAAGGTGTAAGCAGCAGTCTCATAATACAAAAGGCTATAAGTAAGATGCTTACCGCTAAAATGATTTTAAGAATTGTTTCCATTGGGTTGGGTTTTTTCGTTTATATAATCGGTAATTCGGTTTAACTCTTCGATGCCGCAATTTTCAAGCTCTTCGTCCGGGGTGTCCCTTACATCAGGCAGAACATTGCCGTATTTTTCAAGTTGCCAGAGTTCGTAGTTTGTCATCGGGTGCTAAGGTAAAATTCTTTGTTTAAGCCAGCAAACATGGGCAAGGGTATTTTTGCAACACTGTTGCAAATATGGAAGATCGAGTAAAAGTACTCAAAAATGGTAGAATTTTAATATTACTTTTGTAACAAGCTGAACAGCTCCGGTCTCGTAGGATTGCATCAGCAGCCGGGGCCGGATTTTTTAACACAGAGCCTTTCCAGGTTTATTATTTTTTTTTTATTTAAAATAATACTAATTTAGGGTGTGACTGTGGCGCAGATAATTGAGCAGTTGTATCGATCCAAAGACTTAGACGAGTGTATCAGAAAAACAGTGCGTCTCGATTTACAGTCCGATTTCAAACACGAATTAATATTGATTTTATATGATAAGTCCCCTGAGTTAATCCAAAGACTGCACGAGGCCAAGCAGCTTACTTTTTACGTGGTAAGAATAATTTTAAACTTGGTCAATCAGTCCAGGAATATTTATCATAAGACTTATATAAACCCGGCGATTACTTACGACAATGACAAGTTAAAAGATAAGTACGAAATAGAAGAAAACTTTGAAGAACGATTAAGAAAGGAGAATAGGGAGGTTGCATTAATAAATGAGTTCAACAATTTAGATTCGACGTTCAATACTTTTTATTACAGAAGATTGATTCAGGAAGTAGCAAAGACGGGCGGGGTTCGGAAAGCATCAAGAGCAACGGGGATACCCCGATCAAGTATTTCAGATTCGATTAAGAAAGTAAGGGAGCATTTAAACAAGATTTATAACGATTCAGAAAATATTGAGGGCATATACTGATGGACAACCAGGAAATCTTAGTCTTGCGAGACAACGCAAAAAATCAGCTACTGCAAATTAAAACAGTAGAGGACGGTATCAGCTACATGAATAAGCTCAAAACAATTGACGTTTGGATCAGGGCTGAAAAGAAAGACGCTGAACTGCAAAACATTATTGCTGAGCAGAAGATCAGAACCCAAAGGATATTGGGCGAGTTGATCGAAGATGGTCAGCGAAATGGGGAAATAAGAAAACAAAATGACGGGCCGGTATTAAGTACCGGTAAGGAACTTAATGAGATTGGGGTAAACAAAAAGCAGTCCTCAAGCTGGCAGCAAATAGCCTCTATCCCTGAACAAACCTTCGAAGAGTTCATCCTTCAGGGCAAGGATAAGGTAAACGAAGCTGTAAGAGAATTAACTACGGCGGGCGCTGTGCGTCTAGCCAAATCCTTAACAAATAAAAATAAACATCATGAATGTGCTAAAACAAACGACGACCTCGAACGGGAGGTTAAAGAACTCCTTTGTAAAATTAATAGCCTCCCTCCCTATTACAGATTTAAAATTAAACAAGGAATCAGGAGAGGCAAATAAGCGGTATAACGAAGAGGTGCTTATTACGCCCGAAATTGCTAAACAATTTCTTGAAAATGGCAAAAGTAATAATAGGGCAATGCGGGTAAATAAAATAGATCAGTTTGCCAGAGACATGAGGGAAGGAAAATGGAAGCGGCACACGGGCGAAACTATGAAAATAGGTATAAGCGGTACATTATTAGACGCCCATCACCGATTGAGGGCTATTATTAAATCAGGCGTTTCCGTTTGGATGGAGGTCGCCTATAATATACCTGATGAAAATTTTGATGTTTTAGATACCGGATCATCCAGGTCAGCGGGAGATAATTTTAAGATACTTGAAATACCAAACGCTAATATAACACCATCCATTATTCAGCAATATGTTGCATTAGTGAAAGGTGTTGTTCGTGGTAATGGAGGCAGTAACAAGGGTAAGGTTTTAACAAACTCAGACCTAATAAAGACATATTATCAGAATGAGGACTATTGGCTGAATACCACTAAACAGGTATTGGTTTGGTATAGTTCATTTGGCAGGCTATTAACTCCTAGTGTTATTGGCGGGTTCTTTGCCTACTTTGAAGGCTTCGATGAAGAAAAAGCTTTTAGCTTCTTTGAACAACTTTGCAAGCCGATTCAAGTTGATAACGATGTTATACTGAAGTTAAAGAATATGCTTCTAAATGACAGGACTGGAGTTAAGAAAATAACTCAATTGCATAAGTTCGGATTGATATTGAAATCGTGGAATTATTACAGATCGGGTGCGGTATGTAAGATATTGAAATTCGATCCTGAAAAAGAAAGCTTACCGATAGCGAAATGAAAGAAATCATTTATTCTAGTTGTTTGGCGTGGACATGGGTTTATATTTTAGGCTTTATCAGGTTTAAGTATAAGCCCATTAATTGCGCTAAATGTATGTCAGCCTGGATTTGTTTGGCCTTGTGCGTAGGAAGGTTCCCGATTTGGGAGGTCCCGTTTTTAATCTGCATAGCTATGATCTGTACCATTATTCTAACTGCAATGATGAATAAACTATGAAGATTCTGTGTGTGTACGATGGTTCCGGTCCCAAACTGCATCGTTGCTTACTTCCTTGCGCCGGGATGGAAAAGACTTACAAGGTAGAAATAAAGGTAGTAAATCATTTACCAAGTTATTCAGAAGATGACATTTTTAACGGCATTGATATTGTTCTTTTCAACAGGATGATAGCCGGGGTAAACAGGGAAAGGCTTTTGATGTGGCGTGAAAAGTATGGGTTCAAATTAGTGTGTGATTTAGACGATCACTGGGTATTAGATAGGGACCATTTGCTTTACGAAGGTTACAGACAGCACATGATTACCACAATTATAGAATGGTACATCAAACACTCAGATTTGATTTTGGTCACTCACGAGCGATTGCATCGGGATGTAATTGAAATAAATAAGAACTGTTACATCTTGCCAAATGCAATTCCTAAGTTCGACCAGTTCTTAGTAAAGAAGATACCCGATGATTATGTAAGGTTATTCTGGGCGGGCGGGGTGACACATAGGAAAGATTTAGAGTTATTAAGACGACCACTAAAGCTAATCAAACGGGACGGGGTAAAGTTAATCATGGGTGGCTATGAGGATAATCCGGAATGGAAGGAGATGGCTAAGATATTTACAACAGATTCGACATACAACACGCAGGTGATACGGTCAGAGCCGCCAACAAGTTACTATTGCGTTTATTCCCTTTGTGACATTTCGCTTGTCCCGTTGGTTCAAAGCAAATTCAATGAGCATAAAAGCAATCTTAAAATACTCGAGGCGGCTAATATTGAAGCTCCTGTCGTGGTCAGTCGTGTACATCCCTATGTCGGTTTTCCTGATAGTATTGTGTCGTACGTTGATTCTCATAGGCCGTGGTATTCGCAAATTACGAAGCTTATTAAAGATCCAATCCTAAGAAAAGAGCAGGGCATCGAGTTAAGAAACTACTGTGACATTCACTATTCGTTCAATAAGATAAACCAAATGCGTTATGAATTACTACAGCATGAAACCGGACAACGTCGAGAAGTTAGAGAAGCACCGGCCAAAGCTGAACCTGTGGATTAATGACAAAACGTGTCACTTAGATTCAGGGGAGAAAGCTGAGATTCTAAACGTGATTAGAGAGGAGTTTAACTCAGGGTATCATGTGGATTTATGGTGTCATGCGTGTGTAGTAAGAATGTTGGAATATGCTTTTAATGAAATGGACAAACGAAAAATAGATACAATAACCATACCTCTGGGGGCTAATGACGTAAAGATAACAGACCTGAACATAAGACCTGATACAAACTATACAATAAATACGAAAGACTAATGGCATTGATCGCAATGGCTGTATATGATACCGAAGAGAACAAACGAACGGAACTAACCGAGCGAACAATTAATTCTTTGTATGAAACTGTGGACTTTGACAAGCATAGAATAATTGTTGTCGATAACGCAAGCTGTACAGCTACCAAGAATTTATTAGAAGCTACGTTTTGGCCAGATGAAATCATTACCCTTCCTGAGAATGTAGGCACAGCTAAAGCAATCAATCAGGCGTGGAAGTTAAGGCAACCCGGGGAAAATTGTGTAAAGATGGACAACGATGTAGAAATAGGTTTCGTGGGGTGGGTCGACGAAATGGAACGGGCGATAGAAAGAGATCCAACTATTGGGCAGGTAGGATTGAAAAGGAAAGACTGTTGGGAATATCCCACCCACGAAAACCCAGAGTTCAGGAGCGAGTTAATAATGCTAAACCACAAACCCGGCGAAGCGTGGATCGTAGTTGAAAGGTCAAAGCATATCATTGGAACGTGTGTAATGCACTCAGCAGCCCTATTAGACAAGGTGGGTTACTTGTATCAACCTGGATTATACGGCTACGACGATGTGCTAATGAGCTGGAGAAGTTCAATAGCTGGCTTTAAGAATGTATTCCTTTCTTATATTCCGATAGATCACATCGACCCCGGTGATACACCTTACCAGGGGTGGAAGGAAAGGCACTCAGGGGAGTACACAAGATTAGTGAGCGATATTGTGGACGGGTATTTAAAAGGTAAATCAATTTACTATGAGGCTTAAGGCATTTATTAATATTGGGCTAATAGCAATGATAGTGAACATAATTATAGCTTGTTTGAATCCGCAGATGTGGCACGAGATATTAGGATGGGTTGCGGCACTTATTCTTTTATGGGCAATTAAAGATATTAAATGAACTACTACGTAACAGGAGCTAATGGATTTATAGGGCAGAATGTAATCAGGTATCTGAGAGATAAAGGGCTTAAAGCTACTGGGGTTCCCAGACACTTCGAGGAGTCGATCTTTGACATTGAATTTGAGGAACCGTTTACGTTCATCCACTTATCAGCTTACGGGAATCACTATAACCAAAAGGATACAAGCCAGATCATCAAGGCTAACATCCAGGATTTAAAACTTCTTTTGGCTTACTTCAAGAACTTTAAACAACCAGAAAAGTTTATCAATGTTTCCACCTCTTCCATCACCCTGACTTGCCAGACGATGTATTCACTCTCTAAGCACTTTGGGGAGTTAATGGTGGACAGTATGAATAACAAAAGGTTTATAAATGTCAGACCATACTCAGTTTACGGTCCACTTGAAGCGGGTCACAGATTTATACCTACGGTAATTCGCGCATTGGAAAACAGAGAAACAATAGAGCTGGACCCGTATTCTAAACACGATTGGATTTATGTGGATGATTTTATTGAGGCAATGTTACAAGGAATCCCCAACGTGGGGACAGGGATTTCAACGTCTAATTTGGAAGTAGTTAGAATACTTGAACATCTTTCATTTAGGGAATTAAAATACACCCCTGGTAAGATGAGAGATTACGACACTCAGAACTGGGTATGTCCAGTTGGGGTGAAACACATACCTATTTATGAAGGCTTAAAACGTACTTATGAATCCGTTACAAAACAGAATAAAAGCAATCAGCAAGAAGTTAAACCTGTCTCACCTGGGGTCAAACCTAACTGCAGTGGGAATAATAGACAGGGTTTATCATAAGAGAAAGCCGCATGAACCTTTTGTTCTTTCGTGTGGTCATGCTGGTTTAGCTCTATACGTTGTACTTGAAAAGTATTTAGGAGTGAACGCTGAAGAGTTATATAAAAAACACGGGACTCACCCGAACAGGGATATTGAAAATGGTATTTATTGTTCAACTGGTTCTTTAGGTTGGGGTATTACGATAGCCGCAGGGATGGCATTTGCTGACCGGGATAAGAATGTCTGGTGTTTGATTTCAGACGGTGAAGCGTTTGAAGGTTCAATCTGGGAGGTGGCTAATGTGATGCACAGGTACAAGTTAGACAACCTTAAAGTGTGTTTGAATTGGAACGGTTGGAGTGCTTATCATTCAGTAAGCAGGAATTTCGTGGAGAGGGTTAAAGCTATCTTCCCTTCTATTTCGGTATGCGAAACGAGTGTAAAAGATTACGGGTTCAAAGGTTTGGAAGCACATTATGTAAAACTATGAGACAACAATTCTTTAGAGACTTACACAAGTTAATGTTTGACAACTGGAATGTTTATTTCATTACCGGGGATTTAGGGTTTGGGCTCGCTGACAAGATCAGAGATGACTTCCCTGATCGGTTTATCAATGTGGGTGCAGCAGAAGTAACGATGCTAGGTGTAGGAATCGGCCTGGCATTAGAAGGCAAAGTTCCAATATGTTACTCAATCACTCCGTTCCTTTTGTTTCGCCCTTATGAGGGGATAAGAAATTATTTACATCATGAACAGATCCCGGTGATTCTAGTGGGGAGTGGAAGGGGAAAAGACTACGAGCACGACGGCTTCAGTCATTGGGCTGAGGATGATGCAGAAGCACTCAGACATTTGAACATAGAAATATATTATGACTATGAAAATTTAAATGATATTGTAGCTAAAAATAAACCAGTTTACATAAATTTATCAAGATGAAATTAAGGTTAGAAATAGAAATCGAATGTGGAGACACACTTATAGACACGTCCAATATAGTTGAAGTAAATTGGTTATTAAAGGACATTCTAATACCATCCGACTTACGTGTCTATAGCAATGAGATAGGGGGTGAGTTTGGCGATGTTATATCTGTCGCTAATATAAAAATATTACAGTAATGAAACATCTCAATGATACAAACGGCGCAAGCAAGCTAACATTAAAGATAGCTGAAAAATGCTTATCAGAGTTTGAAGGCACGTTAATTGGTGTTGAGTTTGGTGTGGCTTACGGTGGAGGAATAGAGGCTATCGGGAAGTTGTGGGGAGTAAGGGGCAAGATATACGGCTTTGACACATTTGAAGGACACCCCAAACAAATAGGGGAGATTTGCCAGGATAGTAAAAGGGCGGGCGGGGTTCATTCGTTCGCTGCTACTTGTATGGATAGTTGGTATCAAAGAGAAGATTACGGAACCGAAGCTATTAAGTACGATTACATCAGGAAGAACCTCGACGATCAGGGCGTAATAAATGCTATTCTTGTTAAGGGATTGGTCACGGATAAGACAGATGTTTCGTTCCTTAATGCTATTCACTACGCTTTTATTGATCTGGATTTCCCGCTTTCAAACAGGCAAGCATTTGAATTGATTAAAGACAAGATTGTAAAGGGCGGGTACTTGATGTTACACGACTGTGTGCCTAAAGGTCATATATCAGGCTGCTATGAAGTGTACCAGGATATTTTAAAGACAGGAATGTTTGAGTTGATGGGAGAATTTAACCCAGAGTATTTAGTAATAATGATAAGAAAATGAATGATAAACTATTAATTAAAAAAGAGGTCGCTAAGTTACTTAGAGTCACGGAACGATCCATAGACGAGTATAGAAGGCGGGGCGTATTACCATCCTATAAGCTAGGAGGCAAAATACTATTCGATGAAAAAGAAGTTAGAGAAGCCATTAAAATGCACAGGAGAAAATGAAACTAGTGGCTTACATAGAAGAAGAGAAAAGATACATAGAAATTTGGACTTTACAAGTTGGTAAGGATTGTTATTTCGTTCAGGAGTTTACAATCGAATACGAAAAGGCACCCATATACACAGTCAGACTTATATCATTTACAACCAGAAAATGAAACTACTAATTATCTTTTTGCTGACTTCAGCAGTATGTTATGGGCAATCAGATTCAACAGCAATAACGCAGGAGGTTTTCTTTTCCCCGTTAATTAATAAATACGGTTTAGTAACAAACAATGGGAGTAGTTATGATAATGTGGTACATGGTACTTTAGAGTTTGTTGAACAGCAAAAGGAAATTGAATATCAAAAAGCATGGTTAAGAAGAAAACCTATTAGGATTGTAACTGTAAAATGTAAATCACCCTTTAAGAAATGAAGCTAATCAACGGTAATACAATGGAGTTAAACTTGCTCTCAGATCAGGCAAGGAATCATTTTGATAACCCCAGAAACTACACAGACTTTATCATAGCAGAATGGGATGAGTTACCTTATTCCGGATACCTCAAACCTAATTCAATTATACTGGACATAGGGGCTAACATAGGATTATTTGGATTGCACGTGAAACCATTTGCCAAAAGACTAATTTGCGTTGAGCCTACACCTGAACACATGAAGATCCAAAAAGAACTCTTAGATGCAGAACATGAACAAGCTGCGTTAAATTCATACACAGGCAAAGCAAGGTTCAGAAACGAGCCGGTGAATACCACAATGAACACTTTACGGGAAAGCTCAGACGCTTACGAAGTGGATTGTATTACACTTAAAGACTTGTGCATCAAATACGAATTAGACAAAGTTGATTTCTGCAAAGTGGATATAGAGGGAAGCGAATGGCAAGCATTGACAGTAGAAAGACTCAAAGAAGTCAAAGGGATTATTAAATCCTTTTTCGTTGAGCTGCACCCCAGGACAGGGGTATCACAGTTTGAGATGGGTAAAAGATTCGAAGAGGCCGGCTATAAAGTAAAAGTAATTGATTACAACGGCTCAATTTATTGTTATGAAACTTAGAGTATTAACTACATCCCACACCACAGATAACCAGGGCTGGCGCAAGCTGGAAGAGAGTTTAAAAAAATTCAACTATGAATACACCCACATCCTACACCCGTTCTCATTCGGTCATCAGTTGCCTGTTATCCGTGATTGGTGTCTTAATAATCGCGGTAGCTGTACTCATATTTTATATACTGACTGCTTCGATACTATTGCTTATTCGGGTCCCGAAGAGGTTGAAGGCAAGTTCCCGGAATGTAAAATGCTTATCTCAGCAGAAAAGGCGTGCTATCCCCATCCCTCCCGAGCTACAGACTATCCGGAAACAAGTACACCCTGGAAGTATGTCAATGGAGGAGGCTGGATGGTTGAACTAGAATACTTCCTTCACCTGTGCCAAAAAGAAAGATTAGACCATAACTCCCACGACCAGGTATGGCTAATGGATTCATTCTTAAGGAATCAGGACGAAATAAATATTGATAACAACTGTGAAATATTTCAAACGATAGCGTTTAGTCATAAGGAAGAATGGGTAAAGGGCGGACAAACAACAAGGTATGGTTCACAGGATGATAGGGGGAGTTATTTAGAAGTAACTATACCAAGGTTCCAAAACATTGGCACACAATCGTTTCCGGTATTTTTTCACGGCAATGGTCACACAGATATGCAATGGCTATATTAATTTTATGAAGATAGTTATTCAAATACAGATAATATGTGGGTAAAGGTGTACGCTGAAAATCAATTAGTTGCCACCGAATTAAGTTGTTATAAGCAAAATCCGACAGATACAGCACAATTACAGATGAAAGATGATATACAACCATATAAGTTTCAGCCGGGGCAATCAGGCAATCCAAACGGGAGGCCGCTAAAGATTCACACCATACTGAAGGCATCGGGATACACCTTAGACGATATACGGGAAGCGTTCAAAGAAATAGGCTGGAATGATATTGATAAAATGGAAGAGATTGTTGAAGATAGAAAGCAGCCATTAATTATCAAAGTGGTTGCAAGGGCTTTCATTAAAGCTTCAGAGAAAGGTGATTTCAGGTACATCTCGGAAA